GGTTCAGATTCAGGTTCAGGTTCAGGTTCAGGTTCAGATTCAGGTTCAGGTTCAGCCTCAGGTTCAGGTTCAGGTTCAGGTTCCGATTCAGGTTCTGGTTCAGGTTCTGGTTGAGGCTCAATAAAATCACCTGTATCAGTCTTGCCAGAAAACGGTTTAAATAATAAGTCACCACTACCTCTATTTACTGTAATACCATTTTCATCTAAATAACTACTTGTAGTATCCTCACTATATTTATATGCTACCATATTATTTATAGTTAATATACTAGAACCTCCATCTATAGTTGGTTTAACGGGTCCTGTTGTACTACTAGTTACAATTGTACTAATACCATGAATATCAATTTCTGGTGTTTTCTTCATCCAAGTTCTTGGATGGTCTTCATTTGAACCAATATGTAATGGTGTAAAACTTACATCTTCTACATATACACCAGAATTAGCACCATCTAAATAATATAAAGTTTTTATGTCTGTATTATATTCAACAGTAAATGGTCTTGATACACTGTAAATTTGTAAATCATTACCACCTTGTATAACATAACTATCTGTTCCATCATTATCAAATAAAGCTTCTTCTACCCTTAATGATATTAAATCAATTGATTTATCGATATAAGGATAATTATCAGGATCTGCACATGGACAATCAGTTGCGACTCTATGAAGTAATGCTCTTCTATTTCCTTTGGTTCTAGAACCAATAGAACCTAACATAAAATTTTTATTATCGGAAGAATTGTCATTATTTCCTAATTTAGTATTTACACCCAATCTAGTGCTTTTAGACATATAATATATCAAAATAAAATATTATTATTAATTTAACAAACTATCTAATTGTTCATATGTTAAATTAGAATTTATTTTATTACGGTCCATTGTTACTACACATCCACCAGTATTTTCTAAACATGAAACATCAAAATTTTTTATATTATTTTCAATAGAATATTTTATAATATTTTTTATTTCATCAACATTATCACCACTATGTAAATGTAAACCAATTCTATCTGGTTTAATTTTATTTAATGTTTTATCTATAATATATTTATAATCTGTAAATTTTAAAGTACCACATGTATCAGATAAACAAAACTCATTAATCTCGCTAAAATTTAAATATGTTGTTATTTTTTCTACAACCATTTTGTTATCTAGTTTCCCCTCAATTGGGCACTCATTAATACATGAAATATATAATTTTATATTATTATTGTATTGTTCCCTAGTATTTTGGTGTGATTTTAATATCATTTGAATATTATATAAATTTTCTTCTTCTGACATTTTTGTATTTTTTAATATAAAACTATTTGATACGGATGTAATTAATGATATGTTTTTAACATTTATATCTTGATTATTCTTAACAATGTTATAATTTTTTAAATTTGGTACTAATAAAAACAAGTTATTACATCCAATAGAATATCCATGTTTAAATAATTGATCTGATTCTTTTAGTTGAGGAAGTATTTTTTCAGAAATAATAGAACCAACTTCTATATTTTTGGGTTCATATTTATTAATTATTTTATGAAATATATCTTTTTTTTCACTAAGAGATAATATTTTTGGCGATGATTGTAAGCCATCTCTTAATGATACATCAAATAATTTAATTCCATACTTTTTAATATTATTTAGCATTATTTATATTATAATTAAATCTTTAAATAATTACAATTATTTTATACAGTTATAGTATAATGGATATGTCTCTCGATAGTCTTTTGGGCCCTTTTTCGGGTAAAGTTTACTGCAACTATTTTTATGTTATTATGATTTTAGCTTTATTAACACTTATTGGTGCTTTAGCCACTTTATTTATGTCTCTTATGGACAAGGGAAAGAACTTCACCGTGCTTTTATTCGTACTTTTGAATAACTTTTTACTTTACTTTAACATTCGTCTTGTTTATTCTATGTGCTTGAACTCGATGTAAATAATTAAATTTATAAATAAATAAATTTATAAATTTAATATCAGCCTCAAGCGAGATTCGAACTCGCGATCTTCAGTTTACAAGACTGACGCCTTACCCCTTGGCCATTGAGGCGTATAAAATTGGGATACTTCCATATTATATTATTAAAACTATTTAAGTATTTTAAATTACATATTACTTATAAAATTAATACTTTCGCCCAAAGAAAATATCATTAATGCAAACATTAAACTTTTAGTTATAGTACCTTGTAAATTTAGATTTTTATCATCTCCAAAGCAAAATGGTAAATATTTCATCATAGATTTTGAAAAAACAGGTAATTGAAAAATAAAATACATAAATGCTATTAATAAATAAATATGTGCTTTATCATATAAATAATTAAAATTATTAACTCGTTGTTCTTCCATTTTTGCATCATTTAATACAGTTTCAGATGTTTCATGGGTACCAATATAATCTTCAGGTGGGGTCGGAATAAACTCAGGTGTTGTTTGTATATCACTATTAACATTTGCTGTATTCATAGGAATATCTCTATTAGGTAACTCTAAACCACCATTCGCAGATGCTTGCTGTATTCCAGATACAATCTCATTTACAACTTGTGCATCTTGTCCAGCAGGAGGTCCTGTTGGTAAATCATCTAAAGAAGTCGTTCCACTCATTATATTCTTAATAACATCTTATTCATTTTTTAATTACGCAATTTGAATAATTTTCTTTTTTTGATTACATGATGTATTTACTAAATTATATTTATAACATTTATTATCTGTTTTAAATATTTTATCATTCATCTCTTCTGGATCTTTACCTTTAAATACAAGACAATTTCTTTCGTTGCATACTTTACTGAATAAAGATGCTAATCCAAACCCTAATATAATAGACATAAATATCCTCCCTTTTTCACTTGTCATCATATTTTTTAATGCGATCATATACATTATTATTATATTATTTTTGTAATTCTAGTGGTTCTATTTTTTTCGGGTTTGAAGGACATGTTACTTCTGTAGCTTCATATCTAAAACACTTATCGCTATTATCCTTATATAGTACTTTATCTACATTATCTATATTTGGAGTAATAAATATTACTTTTTTTGGAGTATCAACGATGTAAACGAAAAATAATCCCACAGCTAAGCTTATTAAAAAAAACTTAAAATTTATGTAATCAAAAAGCATATACATTGATATATGAAAAAAATTTTTATTAATCTCCTATATTTACAAATTCTTCTTCGTCATCATACTCTCCTGGAAATTCTCTTCTCTTTGCCTCACGTACACCAAAATCATTCGCAATTATAGATTGTTGTTCAGCATCATAAAAAACTTGTTCTGTATTATGATAATTAATAGCAACTTTATTTAACTTTGTACCATCTGTTTCACAAACTCTATATTGTAAACTATCCAATTCACTAATAGTTGGAATTAATACTGTTAAATATTTATCAATTATTTCTATAATTTTATTTTTATCTGTATATTCTGATGATTTATATTCAGATACACCTTTTTTAATATCCTGGATTATATTATTTTTTAAAAGTGTTTTATCTTGTATTTTTTCTATATTTATTTCATTATTAATCAAATTTAAATATATATCTTCCCTTAAAGCAACAGATTCTAATAAATCCTGTAATTCTTCATTATATTTATCAAAAAATGAGATAGCTTCAACATCAGATATTAATTTTAAAATAAATTTTGTTTTTACATTTATAATAGATGATTTCAACCTATTTATTTGTTTTTCTAATCCTTCTATTATACCATCTCCATTTATAATTTTATCATAAGGTAAAAAAATCCCTCTATTAATATCTATATTTAAACGACATGGTTTATCTAAATCACCACATTTTGATTTTAATTCATAATTCTTAATTATAAAAATACTATTTACATCTCTTTTACAATTTACACAAGGAAACTTAATACCAGTTACATATTTTTTAAAACCCTTTAAATCCTTTCTTTTTGATAAATACATTTTCTTCGCTTTTTTTAAAACATTTTTTTTACTTTCTTCATATTCTGATTTTAATTTATAAAAATTATCAGTAGCATTAAGCACATCTTGATTTATAGATTCATCCATATATATATTATATATTAGATTATTTCTTATCATACTCATTATTCCATTCTGGTAACCCAGTTATAAGATCATTATTTGATTTTTGTTTCATAGTTTGATACTTTTTAATTGTAGAAAGAATATAATGTTTCTTTTCTGTTTCTTTTTTTTCTTTTTCTGCTGGTGTTAATTTACCCTTATATTTATAATATAGCAATAGGAATAATACAAAAATAAATAATAAAAATGCACCTAGATTAAATATATATGAATAGTATTCGTCTCTTAATCTCTTACAGTGTTTTAATGTACCTGTTGTAAAAACTCTTACACTTGGTTCAATTAACGATGGTTTGCTAAAATCCATTATTTTAGTATAATATATTTAATAATAATAAATAATTATATTATACACAATTAATATGAACATAATAATCTTTTTTTTCTCGATATTTTCTTTGGCTCATTTTACATTTAAAAATTATGTAATTGACCAAAATGGAGAAATTGATAATAAAAGACAAACTGGTTTTACTACTCTAATATTTGGAATAATAATGTCACTTATCATTTTTATATTAAATTTTGTTACTATTGGAAATAAATGTAATGAGAATAAAGCACTTATTTATCATTCCCTAATTGCATTTTTACCATGGGCCGTTGTATATGGAACAATAACAATAATATTTAGAAATTTTCCTGGATGGAAAGCTCCATTTTCTAATACGTTTGGATACTTATTTGTTCGTTTCTTAAAAGCAAATACATTAATTATAGACTTATTTAATACATTAGTATTTGCAAAAGAAAACCCAACTGAAGCTAAAAATATGACATTATCTGATAAAAAATCTATCATGAATAATATTTATAAAGATCAATCAGTTATGTTAAATGTTATTACATTAGAAAATATAAACTCTATGTGGTCATCATTATTTGGAAATATAGAAGAAGCACAGCAATATAAAGAGAAATTATATAAAATTATAACTATTAAGGATAAAGTTTCAGAATTTATATGGTTTTTACTATTATCAACAATTGCATATACTATATCTAA